GTTTTGATTGCTGCTGAACAACTTTATAGGTTTTGTAAGCAACAAAAAGAGAATGAAGAGAAAGTCGATGATATTGATTCTCAAGAACAACAAGGAGATTCTCAATCTCCTGCTAGTGAACTTGTAGAGAGCAATAGTTCCTCTTCAGAAGAAGAGGGTGAGAGTGATAAGTCATCTCCTCAAGATTCTGAGGGTGATAGTGGTGCTTCTAATAATGATGGAATTCCCTCAAGTTCTGCTGGAAACAGTGGTGAGCCTGAAGTTCGTACTGCTGATTCCTTGGAAGAAAAACTTCGTGATCTTGTGAACAGCGAAGGTTGTGACAACGTTTATGTTGAGATTCCTCAAGTGAATCTTGATACCATTATTGCTAAAAACTCTGACGTGCATAAAGAGATTAATAATTCTTTTCTGCATCAAGAAAAAAATCATAAGAAACATGCTGAAGAGAAAGGATTTCCCGCTCTAAATCTTTTTAATCAAGTTGATACTGAGTTCTACAAGTTCAAGAAGTCTGCCCAGAAAGAAGTCAACTATCTGGTCAAAGAGTTTGAGTGCCGTAAGGCAGCAGACTCCTATGCCCGTGCCACCACTGCCCGCACTGGTGTGTTGGACTGCACCAAACTTCATACCTACAAGTACAATGAAGACCTCTTTAAGAAGGTTACCACTCTTGCTGATGGTAAGAATCATGGATTGGTATTCGTTCTTGATTGGAGTGGCTCAATGGCTGAGGTGATGCCTGACACCTGCAAGCAACTTTTCAATCTTGTTTGGTTCTGCAAGAAAGTTTCTATTCCTTTTGAAGTTTATGCTTTTACTGGTGAATGGCGTCGCAGTGAATTTGATTATGAAACTGGTAAGCATCTTGCTGTAGAAGTAACTCCTCATTATGAGAAAAAAGAAGGATTGCTTAACGTTGAAGAAATGTTCTCTATGATGAACATTCTTACCAGTAAAGTTTCTGGCAAAGAACTTGAAAATCAAATGCTCAATATTTGGCGTCTTGCTGTTTGTTTTGCGAACAACTATCGTTGTTTGTATACTTATTCTAACCGTATGTCTCTTTCTGGAACTCCCTTGAATGAAGCAGTGATTTCTCTTCATCAGATTCTTCCAAAGTTTCAAAAGGAAAACAAACTTCAGAAAGTTCAGTGCATTATTCTGACTGATGGTGAAGCAAATCAAATTCCCTATCATGCAGAAGTAAACCGCCATTGGGAAAAACAAAGTTACATCGGCTGCCGCAGGTTGATTCCTGGAAAGTCTTTCCTTCGCGATCGTAAACTTGGAACAACTTATAGTGTTGGTTATGGGTATCATGAATTTACTGATACTCTTCTCAAGAATCTGAAGGATAATTTTCCCTATATGAACTTTATTGGTATTCGAGTTCTTGAAAGTCGAAATGCTAATCGGTTCATTCAACTCTATCATTCTCAGGCAGACAAGCAGTATGATAAAATTCAAAGTGACTGGAGGAAACTTAGGAGTTTTACTATTACCAACTCTGGATATGATGCATACTTTGGATTGTCCGCGACTGCATTGGCTCAAGATACTGAGTTTGAAGTTGCTGAGGATGCTACCAAGTCTCAAATCAAATCCGCATTTGTCAAATCTCTCAAAACCAAGAAACTAAATAAGAAAGTTCTTGGTGAATTCATTTCTCTAGTGGCATGAAAGAAAACTGGAAAGAAATTGCAATCGCATCAGAAAAAGATCCTAAAGTAATACAAATTCTCAAAGAAGGAGCAAAATCTTTATCGCAAGCATATTTGCTACAAGCTATGCGATACAAGTATGGACAGTCTGGGAAGTGACACGAGGGGGGGTGAGAACTCCCCTTTCTGCCTTATAATAAAGAAGTTCAAACGAAACACGCATGGCACTTTCTTCTGATTATATCCGCACTTCTCTTCAAGCACTTTATGGTAACAACATTACCAGTGCTGACATTAAAGCCTGGTGTAATATTAATGATTCCAACTATCAAACTGTAACCAAGAAGATTGATGACTACAAAGTTGGCCGTGGTAAATGGAATCTTGAAGTGACAAAACAAAAGGTGGAAGAAATCGAACGTACCTTCCAAGCACCCGCTGTAGTTCCTCCTGTAGAGCAAAACCTTATTCCTGCAAAAGATGATACCTTCGTCAAGTTTGGTAACTTTGGTGATATTAAAAAAATTATTCAGTCCCGTCTCTTCTATCCTACGTTCATTACGGGCCTTTCGGGTAACGGTAAAACGTTCAGTGTGGAGCAAGCGTGTGCTCAACTCAAACGTGAACTGATTCGTGTAAACATTACTATTGAAACTGATGAAGATGATCTCATTGGTGGATTCCGTCTCGTCAACGGTGAAACTGTTTGGCATAATGGCCCAGTCATCGAAGCCCTGGAGCGCGGTGCGATTCTACTGCTTGACGAGATTGACTTGGCTTCCAACAAAATTCTTTGCCTTCAATCAATCCTTGAAGGAAAGGGAGTGTTCTTGAAGAAGATTGGTAAGCACATTGTTCCTACTGATGGTTTCAATGTGATTGCCACTGCTAACACTAAAGGCAAAGGTTCTGATGATGGGCGCTTCATTGGCACTAATGTTCTCAATGAAGCATTCCTTGAGCGTTTTCCTGTGACATTTGAGCAGTCCTATCCTGCCCCTGCAACTGAGCAGAAAATCCTTGAAGGTGTTGCTCTGGACTTGGGTGTAGAAGACAAGGATTTCTGTAAGCGTCTGGTGGACTGGGGAGATATTATCCGCAAGACTTTCTACGATGGTGGTATTGAGGAAATCATCAGCACTCGTCGTTTGGTTCATATCATTCGTGCTTTTAGCATCTTCCAAGATAAAGCAAAAGCAATCCAAGTTTGCGTAAACCGTTTTGATGATGAAACCAAACAGGCATTCTTGGAGTTGTATGACAAAGTGGATGCTGATTTCCAAATGCCCATTGCCATTGACGAGCAATCGCAACTTTGATATAATTGAAAAGAGGTTATTATGACTTACAGCACTATGTCTGAAAATGATGATATCACCATTATTGGTGGTGCAAGTGAAACAACCGAAAGAGATTGGAGTGATTTCTGGGAGGAGGATGGAAATCTGGGCCCATACGCTGCAGATACAGTAAACATTGGAAGTCTTCTTCCTGGTGGTATGGAAGAAGATATTATTACTTTCTCCTCTCCCTATGATTCTTCAACATTTAAATTAAACATGAATGATGTACCTGAACTTCCTAAAGCACCTACCAATGAGAATGGTTTCTGGAAGTATCATGAGGATGTAATCCTCAAAGAGATTCGTGATTATCTTGGTGGCACTTACAATGCTCACTATGCCTCTCAAGAATCCAAGACTCAGACTCTTGATTTGATTGAAGGTATTGGTGATGCAGAACCATTCTGTCGCAGCAATGCAATTAAATATCTTTCTCGCTTTGGAAAGAAGAATGGAAAGTCCAAGCAGGACATTCTAAAAGCAATTCACTACTGCATTCTTCTCTATCACTTCGCTGGCCTTTGTAATGAAAATTCGCAACCCTATGAAACTTTCTGATAAAACCCTTTCTGTTCTCAAGAACTTCTCTTCTATCAACCAGTCTATTCTGTTCAAAGAAGGTAGCAAACTTCGCACTATTAGTGTGATGAAGAACATCCTTGCAGAAGCAACGATTACTGAAGAGTTCTCTAAAGATTTTGGTATCTATGACTTGAATCAATTCTTGAATGGTTTGACTCTTCACCAAAGCCCTGAACTTGATTTTGGTAACGATGGTTATGTCGTTATCCGTGAAGGTAAAATGCGTTCTAAGTATTTCTTCGCAGATCCTAATGTAATCGTCACTCCTCCCGACAAAGACATTACTCTTCCTAGTGAAGATGTTTGCTTTGAAGTGAGCACTGAACAACTGGACAAACTGCTCAAGGCAGCAGCAGTGTATCAACTTCCTGATATCTCTGCTGTTGGTGAAGCTGGTGTTGTCAAACTGGTTGTTCGTGATAAGAAGAACGAAACTTCTAACGATTTTGCAATTGTTGTTGGTGAAACTGATTCTGAGTTCTCCTTCAATTTCAAGGTAGAAAACATCAAAGTTCTTCCTGGAACTTATGAAGTTGTTGTTTCCAAGAAACTCCTGTCACGATTTGCTTCTAAGAATCACGATCTTACTTACTATATCGCTCTGGAACCTGATTCCACGTTTGCTTGATGAGACATATCCTCTTTACATTGAAAGGTTGCAATGTTGAGTTGATGGAGGATGAAAATTACATGAGAAAAATGTTGTATAATGCAGCAAAAGAATGTAATTCAACCCTCCTTAACCTGTCTGTTTACAAGTTTGAACCACAGGGTTTCACTGGTATCGCTATGCTTGCTGAGTCTCACATCAGCATTCATACTTGGCCAGAGAAAAGTATGGCAGTATGTGACGCTTTTACCTGTGGCGATCACACTACACCAGAAAAGGGTGTAGAATATATGCAAAAGATGTTGGAATCAACCGACATCATTATGAATGAATTTATTCGCCCTTTAGAATGAACATTTTCGTAACATCTCCTAATCCCTGGACTTCTGCAAGAGTTCTTCCTGACAAGCATATTGTCAAGATGCCTTTAGAAACCTGTCAGATGCTTGCTATCGTAGCATCAGACAAATGGGGACATGGATTCGGCACTCTTCCTAAGGCAGACGGTACTCCCTATGCCACTGAGAAGGGTGCTTTTCGTAATCACCCCTGCACCAAATGGGCATCGGAGTTTGTTAACAACTGGCAATGGCTTATTCAGCACGGTATTGCATTGTGTGATGAATACAAACTCCGTTATGGTAAACATCACACTTGTTTCAAAACTCTGATTGCAGCAAGAGAAATCTTTCCGTATGCTGATCCTCAAGGACGCAGCGGAAAAGAGACAACACCATTCGCCAGAGCTATGCCTGACGAATTCAAATATGATGACAGCATTGATACATTCACTGCTTACAAAATGTATATTGCTTCTAAACCATGGGTGTGCGATAATTATATTCGTATGCCACAGCGTAAACCTGATTGGGTATAAATTATGAGTCGTGATGAATTTCTTTGGGTTGAGAAGTATCGACCCAAAACTATTGAAGATTGCATTCTTCCCGATGCAACAAAGAAAACTTTTAAAGACTTCCTAGATAAGGGGGAAGTTCCTAATCTGCTCCTTGCAGGGCCTGCTGGGTGTGGAAAGACAACCGTAGCAAAAGCACTGTGTAATGAACTTGGAGTAGATGTATATGTCATCAATGGATCCGACGAAGGTAGATTCCTTGATACTGTCCGAAACAATGCGAAGAACTTCGCTTCGACCGTATCGCTTTCGTCAACTGCTAAACACAAAGTCATCATCATTGATGAGGCAGATAACACAACAAACGACGTACAACTCCTCCTACGTGCGTTTACTGAGGAATTTAGTGGCAACTGCAGATTCGTCTTCACCTGCAACTACAAGAACAAAATCATTGAACCTCTTCACTCCCGATGTGCCGTCGTTGACTTCTCAATCAAAGGGAAAGAGAAGGCGCAGTTGGCTGCAGGTTTTTATGGACGCCTTCAGGAAATTCTACAGGCAGAGGGTGTCAAGTATGACACAAAAGTCCTCCTTGAACTTATTAACAAACATTTCCCCGATTGGCGACGAGTCCTTAATGAGTGCCAACGCTATTCGTCGGGAGGAGAAATCAATACGGGCATTCTTGCAACTTTTAGTGATGTAAAAGTAAATGACTTGGTTAAGAACCTTAAGGAAAAGAACTTTGCTGAAGTTCGTAAATGGGTTGTCAATAACCTGGACAATGATTCTGGTGTACTATTGCGTCGCATTTACGATGCTCTTACTACATCCCTTGAAAACCCTAGCATTCCTGCTGCTGTGCTTATTATTGCTAAGTATCAGTATCAGATCGCATTTGTTGCCGATCAAGAAATCAATCTTCTAGCGGCTTTAACTGAAATTATGGTGGAGTGTGAATTCAAATGATTAAACAAATTAAGTCTCATTGGTATTATGTGTTCTGGGGTATTTGTACTGTTACTGTTGTAGCAGGACAAATCTACGTTGGAACGGGCTATCGTCAGATGGCAGAAGCAACTAAATCAACCGCTATTCATGTTGTGTGTGAATGATAGTTTCTGAAGAGACTGCTGTATGGGCAGCAGATGAATTTATCAAATACTTTTCCCATATGGGAAATATTGAAGACTACATGCGTTTTGTCAAAATGAACGTAGTGTCTGGAACTAGCCGAATCTTTTCTCTTAAGGATGAGTTCTTCAATGAAGACATTCATCCAGAAGACATGGACTTTGAAATTGTCCGTGTTGGTGGAAAAGTTAAAGGTGGTTCTCTTCAAGTATCTCAGGAGTATTTTACTGAACTTCTTGCTGCAGTTTCTTCTCATAATAATGAGCAGAATGTTCCTGGTAGAGAACTGAAGTGGGTTATCTTTGAGAAGAATACTAAAAAGATTCTTGGATTCATTCGTTTCGGTTCTCCAACGATTAATTCCAAACCTAGGAATCTTTGGTTGGGTAAGTGTCCTGACTTGAGTATCTTCAATCGTCATGCTGCTATGGGGTTCGTAATCGTGCCTGCACAACCCTTTGGCTACAATTACCTGGGCGGTAAACTCCTTGCCCTTCTGTGCTGCTCTCACTATGCCAGAGAGCGCCTTAATGAGGAGTTTGAGAAGGACATTGGACTATTTGAAACAACGTCTCTTTATGGTTCTGTAACTGATGCCTCTCAGTATGACGGACTCAAACCATTCATGAGATACAAGGGACTGACTGAGAGTAAGTTTCTACCGCTTCTTCATGATGATGTGTTTCATAAACTGCATGATCATTTCACCTATCTGAACAACAACACTCCTTTGACTGACAACAGTGCTTCCTCTAAGAAGATGAAGCGTCAGACAAAGATGATTTCTATTATCCGCAACTCTCTTCAGGATAAGGAGAAACTTGAGTTGTTCAATACAACACTTGCTTCTGCATTTAGTATTACTCAAAAGAAGAGATTTTATATTTCCGACTACGGATACTCAAATATCCGCGAAGTAATCAATGGTGAGCAAGAAGAACTTATTCGTGGACAGAACTGGGATAAGTTTTATCTTGATAATATTATCTCTTGGTGGAAAAAGAAAGCAACGAAGAGATATGAGAAACTCAAAGAGGAAGGTAGGTTCAGAGATAAGGTTGAACTCTGGACAGAAGATGACGACATTCAGATTATTAGATAATGGAACTCAAAGATTGGCTGAACTCAATTAACTTTACAAAAGAAGATTTGTCAGAGGATATCAAATCCTATCCTCCATATATTATCAATCGTTGTCTCTCTGGACATCTTGATTGTGTTTTGTTTGCAAATGAAATGAATAAGTATCATTTCCTAGAAAAAGATATGCAATATTCATTTTATCTAAATAGTCTCAGGAAAAAGAAGAGATTCTCTCCTTGGCTCCGTAAGGATAAAGTCACCGACTTAGAATGTGTAAAACAATACTATGGTTATAGTAATGAAAAAGCATCCCAAGCACTGAAAATCCTGACAAACGAACAAATCACTTTTATTAAACAACGACTTGACATTGGAGGAACAAAATGACTACTACGGTAGAACCTACAGTACAGTGGTCTCAAGACCAGATGGTGGAGGTAATTCTTAATGAACCTGATGACTTCCTTAAAGTCCGTGAGACTTTAACCCGCATCGGAGTTGCATCACGCAAAGAGAAGAAACTCTATCAATCATGCCATATCCTGCATAAACAGGGTAGATATTTTATTGTTCACTTTAAGGAACTGTTTGCACTTGATGGCAAACACGCTAACCTCACAGTGAATGATGTTCAGCGTCGTAATCGCATTGCACGTTTGCTTGCAGACTGGGGATTGATTACGATTGTCAAAGAGGATAGTGTTGTTGATATTGCTCCTCTGAATCAAATCAAGGTTCTTGCTTATAAGGATAAGGGCGATTGGATTCTTGAGCAGAAGTATAACATTGGTAAGAAGGGTAAAACTCAAGAGCAAGAAGCATAAATAGTAAGTCGCCTTTCGTGCGCGACACGCTACATACGGAATATACGCTACAAAATGACGGGTTTCACTACCCGTCTTTTTTTGTCTTCTTGTATAATTAGTAGTGGATGCCGAAAGGATCCACACAACACAAACTCGCTTTTTTAAGGAGCTACCATAATGAACATTCAGCGTTATACTGCTGCGGATCTTAATAACCTGATGGATAAGATTACCCGCAACAGCATTGGTATGGACGAATACTTCGATCGTCTATTTAATCTTCACGAAACTACAAAGAATTACCCACCTTATAATCTAATTCAGGTAAATAATGTAGAATCTCATTTAGAGATTGCACTAGCAGGATTTAAGAAAGGAGAGGTCAATGTCTTCACGGAGTATGGAAAACTTTTTGTCGAGGGGCAACGGGAGGACACCGAATCCGAAAAGACGTTTGTCCACAAGGGATTGGCTCAAAGAAGTTTTCAACGAGCGTGGACTTTATCCGACGACACAGAAGTACGGGAAGTCACCTTCGAAGACGGACTCCTCAGAATCGTCCTCGGAAAAATAGTTCCAGAGCATCATGCCCGTAAGGATTATCTCTAAATAATAACGAATATCGTCGGCGCTATGCCACGAGGGGCAACTGGCAAAATCCAGTTGACGCCCCTCTTTTTTATTGGTAGAATAAATGGAGGTTAATGTATTCTATGACAATCAAACTTGTATTACTGAAATCTGGTGAAGACATTATTGCCGATGTTGCAGAAATGGCTTCTGGTGAGGGTGAAGATAAAAGAGTAGTTGGATATTTCCTTCACAAACCATGTATTGTTAAACTCAGAGATTCTCAGGTTTTGACTGAAGAAGTTGAAGCAGAGCAAAAATCTTCATTTAAGGTATCTTTGTTTCCATGGATGCCACTCACTTCAGATAAAACCATTCCCGTTCCTGCCGATTGGTTGGTAACTATGGTTGAACCAAAAGAAAAACTAAAACAAATGTACATTGAGGATGTTTTAACGTATGGACAAGATAATCAAAGTTCTGGTTCTGACGAACAATCAGATTCTAATCAGTCAGATTGAAGAAGTTGGTGCTGATATTGGAGAACCTGATTGTAAACTGATAAATCCTTTTGTAATTAAAGATAGAAGCACCCTGGAACCATTCTTGCTAGAATACACAAAGCAAGATACATTTATGATGAGCTCTGACAAGATTATAACTCTTGCAGATCCTATGCCCACCCTACTTGAAAAATATCAGGACTTGATTAAGTAATGCGTTTTTACACTAATGTTCAATTGATTGGCAATCAGTTCCTCGTTCGGGGGGTTGATAATGGGAAAAGGTATGAACATCGTGATGAATTTTTTCCCACTTTGTATGTAAAGACAAAAAAAGAATCTAAGTATAAAACGCTAAATGGTGAATCTGTAGAAGAAGTTAATCCTGGAACTGTTCGGGATTGTCGGGAGTTCTACAAGAAATATGATGAGGTAGATGGCTTTGCCATTTACGGAAACGATAGGTACATCTATCAATATATTTCTGAGAAGTATCCAGAAGATGAAATCAAGTTTGATATTAGTCAAATCAAACTAGTCACTCTTGATATTGAGGTTGCTTCTGAGCAAGGATTCCCTGATGTTGAATCTTGTTCAGAAGAAATCCTTGCCATTACTATTCAGGACTACACTACAAAGAAGATTATTACTTGGGGAGTTAAACCCTTTAATAATAAACAGAGTAATGTAACCTATCATCACTGCCCAAGTGAGTATGAACTTCTCAATCACTTCATTAACTATTGGATGGTTGATGTTCCAGATGTGATTACTGGTTGGAACATTGAGATGTATGATATTCCTTATATCTGCAAGAGACTCAATAGGGTTCTTGGTGAGAAACTGATGAAACGTTTCTCTCCTTGGGGACTTGTAAGTGAGGGTGAAGCCTTTGTTAAAGGACGTAGACACACAACCTTTGATGTTGGTGGTGTGACTCAACTTGACTATCTTAATCTTTATAAGAAGTTTACTTATAAAGCACAAGAATCATATCGTCTTGATTATATTGCTGAAGTAGAACTTGGACAGAAGAAACTCGATCACTCTGAGTTTGATACCTTTAAGGACTTCTATACTCAAGGTTGGCAAAAGTTTATTGAATATAACATCGTTGACGTGGAACTTGTCGATCGCCTAGAAGACAAGATGAAACTGATTGAACTCGCTCTCACCATGGCTTATGATGCCAAGGTGAATTATGTTGACGTGTTCTATCAAGTAAGAATGTGGGACAATATTATCTACAACTACTTGAAGAAGAGAAACATTGTTATTCCTCCTAAAGTTCGTTCTGATAAGAATGAAAAGTATGCTGGTGCATATGTTAAAGAACCTATTCCTGGCAAGTATGATTGGGTTGTGAGCTTTGACTTGAACTCTCTATACCCACACCTCATCATGCAATACAACATTTCTCCAGAAACTCTTCTTGATGAAAGGCACCCTACGGTGACAGTAGATAAGATTCTGAATGAGGAACTTAGTTTTGTGTTGTATAAGGATAATGCAATCTGTGCTAATGGTGCAATGTTCCGCAAAGATGTCCGTGGATTCCTTCCAGAATTGATGGAGAAGATGTATGGCGATAGGGTTATCTTCAAGAAGAAAATGCTTGCAGCAAAACAGCAGTATGAGAAGACTCCGACTAAAGCACTAGAAAAAGAAATCGCCCGTTGTAACAACATTCAAATGGCGAAAAAGATTTCTCTTAACTCTGCTTATGGTGCTATTGGCAATCAATACTTCAGGTATTACAAACTAGCAAATGCAGAGGCTATTACTCTTTCTGGACAAGTCTCTATCCGTTGGATTGAGGGTAAGATGAATCAATATCTAAATAATCTTTTGCAAACAGAAGATGTCGATTATGTTGTCGCATCAGATACTGATTCGATTTATCTTAATCTTGGACCTCTTGTTGATAAATTTTTTGCTTCTAAGTCTGACGATAAAGAGTCAATCGTCAAAATTCTTGATAAGATCTGTCAAGATAAGTTTGAACCGTTCATTGAACAATCTTACCAGGAACTTGCGGACTATGTATCGGCATATGATCAGAAGATGCAGATGAAGCGTGAGAATATTGCTGATCGTGGTATTTGGACTGCGAAGAAGCGATACATTCTCAATGTCTGGAACAGTGAAGGAGTTCAATATTCGGAACCCAAACTGAAGATGATGGGTATTGAAGCTGTTAAATCATCTACACCTGCACCATGTCGTAAGATGATTAAGAATGCTTTGAATCTGGTTATGACTGGAACAGAAGATGATGTAATTGACTTTATCGAAAAGAGTCGTAAGGAATTTAAAAACCTTCCCCCAGAAGATATTTCATTCCCTCGTTCAGCGTCTGATGTTGTTAAGTACAAGTCTTCGTCAGACATTTATGTAAAAGGAACACCAATTCATATTCGTGGTGCATTGTTGTTCAATCATTATATTAAAGAGAAAAATTTGTCGAATAAGTATTCTCTTATTCAGAATGGTGAGAAAATTAAGTTCTGCTATCTGAAAAAACCAAATATCATTCACGAAAATATCATTTCCTTCATTCAAGAATTTCCAAAGGAATTGGGAATTGACAAGTACGTTGACTATGACTTACAATTTGAGAAAGCATTTTTAGAACCACTTAAGGCAATCTTGGATGCAATCGGTTGGAATGTCGAAAAAACTGTAAACCTAGAATCGTTTTTCTTTTAATGGATTTGCCTATTAATGACAAAGAGCTTGCTACTATCGTGAATGCAATGGCTCTTGGTGGTGATACTGCTCTGTATCAAAAACTTAAACTGGTAAAGGAATTGCGTGAGCAAGACTTGCCTTATAAAAAAATACTTCGTGAACAATACGGGATGGTAGCTTGATGGATTTTCTTAAAGATATTGTAAAAGAGATTGGTGATGACTTCACCAAACTTGCATCAGACATTGATGAGACTGAAACATATGTTGACACAGGTTCGTACATTTTTAACGCACTGGTTTCAGGTAGTGTATTTGGTGGTGTATCTGGGAATAAGATTACTGCTATTGCTGGAGAGTCTTCTACTGGAAAGACTTTCTTCTCTCTCGCTGTGGTTAAGAATTTCCTTGATTCCAATCCTGATGGTTACTGCCTCTATTTTGACACTGAGGCTGCTATTACCAAATCTCTAATTGAGTCTCGCGGTATTGACACTTCTCGTCTTGTCGTTGTTAATGTCGTAACAATTGAGGAGTTTCGTGGCAAAGCACTCAAAGCAGTAGATATATACCTTAAGAAACCCTTAGAAGAACGCAAACCTTGCATGTTTGTGCTAGACTCTTTGGGTATGCTTTCCACAGAGAAAGAAATTACTGATGCGCTGAACGACAAACAAGTTCGTGACATGACTAAATCTCAATTAGTCAAAGGTGCATTCCGTATGCTCACACTCAAGTTGGGACAAGCAAACATTCCAATGATAGTTACCAACCACACCTACGATGTTATCGGAGCTTACGTACCAACTAAAGAAATGGGTGGAGGCAGCGGACTCAAATACGCAGCGTCTACAATCATTTATCTCAGCAAAAAGAAAGAAAAGGACGGAACAGAAATTGTCGGCAATCTTATCAAAGCTAAGACTGCTAAGTCGCGTCTGAGCAAGGAGAACAAAGATGTTACGGTACGTTTGTATTACGATGAGCGTGGCCTTGATCGTTATTACGGTCTTCTTGAACTCGGTGAGATTGGCGGTATCTGGAAGAACGTCGCTGGACGCTACGAGATTGACGGCAAAAAAGTCTATGCTAAAGCAATTCTCAAAGAGCCCGAAGTTTATTTCACTCCAGAAGTAATGGAACAACTTGATGAGATTGCTAAGCGAGAGTTTAGTTATGGAAACTGATTAAATTTTAAATGGATAAAGTTGAAATTCTGATTCTGCGTAATCTTCTTTTTAATGAGGAATATCTCCGTAAAGTAGTTCCTTTTATCAAAGAAGATTACTTTGAGGATACACATCAAAAGATTATTTTTGAGGAGATATTGAAGTTTGTTCAGGAATATAATGAACCTGCAACAAAAGAAGTTCTCTGTATTGAAATAGAAAAGAGACAAGATATTAATGATAATGCATTCAAGGAAATCACTCAGATTATCAGTTATCTTGAGGATGTTCCTTCAGAATTTAATTGGTTAGTAGACACAACTGAAAAGTGGTGTAGAGATAGAGCAATTTATCTTGCTCTGATGGAATCTATTCATATTGCCGATGGTAATGATGAAAAGAAAAATCGTGATAGCATCCCTAGTATTCTATCCGATGCTCTTTCTGTTTCATTTGATACTCACATTGGACACGATTATCTTCTAGATTATGAAGCACGTTACGAGACATATCATAGAAAAGAGGAGAAAATCTCTTTCGATCTTGAATACTTTAACAAAATCACAAAAGGTGGTTTGCCTAATAAAACTCTCAACATCGCTCTTGCTGGTACGGGTGTCGGAAAAAGCCTATTCATGTGCCATGTCGCTAGTTCCGTCTTACTGCAAGGAAAGAACGTTCTCTACATCACACTTGAGATGGCAGAGGAACGAATTGCGGAAAGAATTGATGCCAACCTTCTTAATGTTCCTATTCAGGAAATAGTTGAACTTCCAAAGCAGATGTTTGATACCAAAGTCAACAATCTTGCAAAGAAGACTCAAGGCACCCTAATTATTAAAGAGTACCCTACAGCATCAGCACACAGTGGACACTTTAAGTCACTTCTTAATGAACTTGCACTTAAGAAGTCATTCCGTCCTGATATTATTTTCATTGATTACCTTAATATATGTGCTTCCAGCAGGTATCGCGGAAACAGTGCTGTCAATTCATATTCTTATATCAAAGCAATTGCTGAGGAACTTCGAGGGTTGGCTGTTGAGGCAAACGTCCCTATCGTTTCTGCCACGCAGACCACTCGCTCTGGTTATGGTAGCAGTGATGTTGAACTTACTGATACTAGTGAATCCTTTGGCCTCCCTGCTACTGCTGATCTTATGTTTGCCCTTATTTCTACTGATGACCTTGAAGGGCTTGGACAAATCCTTGTGAAGCAGTTGAAGAACCGATATAACGATCCTACGATTCATAAGCGTTTTGTGGTTGGTATTGATAGAGCAAAGATGCGTTTGTATGACTGTGAACAATCTGCTCAAGAAGACATTCTTGACAACGGCAAAGAAGAGGAGTATGATTTTGAAGAAAGAAAACCTAAAAAATCATTTGAGGGATTTAAGTTTTGATTTACTATACGGTATTTGATAGTGGAGGTAAAAAGATTGCTGATTGTGGCAGTGAATCTGATGCCAAACAATTAGCAGATTATAGAAAAGGAACTTACAAAACAAACAGACTCCAATACTCTCAAACAGTTGATATTCAACTATCAAAACTTGAACTCCCAAGCATTAAAATCGGAGGACAAGAAATACCTGTACAACAATATCTTCCTGATACTGAACTAGAACCATTTATTACAAATTACCATGACTGAAAAAAAAGTTATTGATAGCAACAAGTATATTGACTTTGTTCGCCAAACCACAAGTCCTGCAAGCACTAACTATGCAGACTTGCTTTCTCGCCTTAGTCAACTTGAAGTTGAATCTGATGTTGATGTTCCCCGTCTTCTGACTGCTGCTCTTGGTATGACTGCAGAAGCAGGTGAGTTTACTGAAGTTGTGAAGAAAATCTTCCTCCAAGGTAAGCCTTATAATGAAGAAAGTGTCTTCCATATGAAGCGTGAACTTGGTGATATTATGTGGTATATTGCTCAGGCGTGTATGGCACTTGATACCAACTTCCGTGAGATTATGGAAATGAATTATGAGAAGTTGAGTGCTCGTTATCCTGAGGGTGCTTTTGATGTTTACCGTTCTGAAAATCGTGTGGAGGGAGACCTGTGAGTAAAGTAAGCGTAGAAATGTCTGTCCGTGCTGCAGCAGCAGTTCGTCAAGTTTTGTTTGATGCACAGAA